ATCAGGATCAAGCGCAGGACTTCCGGAGCGACCGGCGCGCCTTCTTCCCTGTACAACGCCGAGTTGGCGTTCAACGAGGTCGATAAGACACTTTACTACGGTTATGGCACAGGCGGGGCAGGCGGCACTTCTGGGTCAATTATCGCTATTGCTGGTGAAGGGGCGTTTCTAGCCCTGTCCGGAGCAGGCACCGTCAACCTCGGTCGAGCCATCAACTTCACCGGCACGATCGACTTTCAGAGCACCACCACCGCCCTGACCGTCACAGCCAACGACAACAGCACCAAGTTGGCCACGACCGCTTGGGTTCGTAATCAGGGCTACATCACCGGCAACCAGACGATCAATGTCTTCGGTGATGCCACCGGCTCGGGCACCAGCTCCATCACGCTGACTCTGGCTAACTCGGGCGCAACGGCAGGCACCTACACCAAGGTCACCGTCAACGCCAAGGGTCTGATCACCTCGGCGACCACGCTCGCCGCCTCCGACATTCCCACTTTGACTGCGTCAAAGATTTCGGACTTCGACACTCAAGTCCGCACCAATCGCCTCGACCAGATGGCCGCTCCATCGTCGGCGCTCAGCCTGAACAGTCAAAAGATCACCAGCCTGGCCGATCCGACCAACGCGCAGGATGCCGCTACCAAGAACTATGTGGATTCAACCGCTCAGGGTCTCGACCCCAAGGGTTCCGTCCGTGTCGCCACCCAGGCCAACCTCAACCTATCGTCGCCCGGCTCGACCATCGACGGCGTCACGATGGTGTCCGGCGACCGTGTGCTGGCCAAGACCCAAACGGCCCCGGCCGAAAATGGCATCTACATCTACAACGGTTCAGCCACAGCGCTGACTCGGGCCACGGACGCCAACACCACCAGCAACTTGACCGCTGGCGCCTTTGTGTTCGTCGAAGAAGGTTCCGATGCCAACAACGGTTATGTGTTGCAGAAGCCGACCGGCAGTTATGTGCTTGGCACCAGCAGCCTGACCTTCGTGCAGTTCAGCGGCACCGGCCAGATCACGGCTGGCGCAGGCTTGACGAAAACGGGCAACACCGTCGATGTGGTGGGTACCGCCAACCGTATCACGGTCAACGCCGACTCCATCGACATCGCCAGCACCTATGCTGGACAAAACACGATCACCACGGTCGGCACGATCGCAACCGGCACCTGGAACGGCACCGTCATCTCTGTCTCCTACGGTGGCACGGGCGCATCAACCCTGACTGGCTACCTCAAGGGCAATGGCACATCGGCCTTCACAGGCTCCTCGACAATTCCCGGTTCGGACATCACTGGCAACATCAGCGGCAACGCAGCGAATGTCACCGGCACGGTTGCCGTGGCCAATGGCGGTACGGGAGCCACCACGCTGACGGGTATTCTCAAGGGGAACGGCACTTCGGCAATCAGCGCCGCAACTGCCGGAACCGATTACCTTGACCCCAACAGCACTCTTGATGGCGGCTCGTTCTAATGGCCAATACGATCCGGCTGAAGAGAAATACCTCGGCAGGGGTATCCCCTGCTGTGGGTTCTCTTGCAACTGGCGAGTTGGCGATCAACACGGCAGATGGTGTCCTGTTCACGAAGAACGAATCGGGCACCGTCCTCAAGCTCGTTCCGTTCAATCAGTATGGCCTGTTGGTTGTCGGCGTCGGGGCGACAGCCCGCTCGGTCACTTGCAGCGCCTATTCAAACGGCAACTTTGCGGCGACGGGAGATGCCCAGCACCGCATCGGCATCCTCAGGACATCGACAACGACGGCCACTCCCGCAGAACTGAGTCTGGACGGGGCGGCCGCCAGCAACTCCAACACCTTCGTCCTGCCCAACAACGCCACTTTTCATTTTGAAATCAGCGTCGCGGCCCGCAGGACGGATACGACCGGCGAGCATGGAGCCTGGCATTTTTCTGGCTGTGTTTCTCGTGATGCCACCGCAGGCACTACCGCCATTGTCGGCACCGTCGGCAAGACCACGGTGGCAAAAATAACCGATGCTTGGGACTGCAATGTGACCGCCGACGCCACCAACGGGCGCTTGGTCGTCACCGCCACGGGTCAGGCAGCCAAGACCATACGCTGGGTGGCCACCGCCAAGATCACGGAGGTCACGGCCTAATGCCCAAGAGAATCGACCAGCTGAACGATCGCACACCCGTCAACAACGACTGGGTGGTCTCGACGATCACCAGCGGACCAGCGACCCGCTCCAGACTTTATCAGCTGATCCGCAATGGACTTGACCAGTCGGTCGATACGGGTGGGAACTCCCTACCCATCATCGCTCCTGAGAGAACGGTCACGGGATCGGGCGGACACATCCTGCTCGCCCCCGGCAAAAAGCCGGGAGGACCCGGCACGGCCCCTTCCGACTACTATGGCAGAATTTACCTTGTGGCCTCGGGCGGCGTCTCCCCGACCAACGCCGACTTCTACTTCGCCTTCGACACCGACAAGGTGCTTCTGGTATCTGGCCAGACAGGCTCGGGCAAGTCGATCCTCCTGCAAAGCGGCACCGCCACACTCTGCTCGGTCCACATTGGCCAGAGTCTTTCGTCCGGCCCCGCCACCGCCATTGTCGGGCCGCTGATCTCCAACGGGCTGTTCGTCAACGGTCAAGGTGTCTTTCAGGAAGACTTCTCCTCGTTTGATGTCGTCAACCCGAAGCTGTTATGGCCACGCAAGGTATCGACGCTGGCGACTTCCGGCTCGGGCGCTCCCGATGTCGGCATTGAGCGGGCGGCCAAGGGCATCCTGAAGGTAACCGATGGTTCGACGGGGGGTGGCTCTTTCTCGTCGCCGTCCACCACTCTCACCCTTGCGGGCGGGAATGCCAATAATCTTGCGATTGAAGCCGCTTCGTTCGTCCGGCTGAATGTCACCTCCACCACGACTTTGACCGGCATTGCCTCCCCCACCAGCGGCTCCCACGCCGACGGCAGGAAGGTCAGTCTATTCAATGTCGGCACCGCCAATCTCCTAGTGAGCAGCAACGATGTCGACAGCGTAGCCGCAAATCGCCTGAAACTGAATGTATCCGTCACGATAGTTCCCGCAAGTACAAGCCTGGACTTGACTTATGACTCAGCCGCATCACGCTGGGTTGTCTCGGGCGGCAGCGCAGGTTCTTCTGGGGCGCAGGGGGCAGACGGGGCTGTGCAATATGCTTCCGCTGGTTTCCTTGCGGGAGCCACAGGTGTATTTACTAATGGATCGGACCTGCGAGTGCAAGGCCCCCTCCTGACCGGATCAACCAACACGCGGTGTGGCCTTTATGTTGTCCACAAGCTGACTCAATCAGCCACACTGGAAAAGTTGACCACGGATGGGCAGGCGGTTACTGGTAGCAATCAGGTTGTATTACCTGATAACGCAACCTATCTTTTTGATATTCTTGTTAGCGCACAGCGCGAAGATACTATCGGAGAGAGGGCGGCGTTTCGCTTTGAGGGAGTGGCCTTCCGGAATACCGGCGCAGCCACGGTAGACATCCTCATTGGCGGTGTCAGCAAGACCAGCATCTCCAAGTCTGAAGTTCCTTGGGATGTTTCCGTTGCCACGGATACGACTAATGGGGCGATCAGCATTCAGGTAACCGGCGAGTCAGCCAAATCCATTCGTTGGGTGGCAGCCGTCAAAACAGTCGAGGTGCGTCGTGCCAATTAATTTTGACAAGAGTCCAGCGGGGTCAGTCACACTCAAGGCCCCTTCTTCTGGGTCGACGACTTTCACGCTGCCAGCTTCGGACGGCAGCAATCGCCAGCTGATCATCACCAACGGTCTGGGTGTCCTGAGCTTTGTGTCGCTCCAGGCTTCCGACATCCCGACTTTGACTGCGTCAAAGATCAGCGATTTTGACACGCAGGTCAGGACGAGCAGGCTGGATCAGATGGCGGCCCCCACCGCCGCTGTTGCCTTCAACAGCCAGAAGATCACCGGCCTTGCCGATCCCACCAGCGCTCAGGATGGGGCGACAAAGAACTATGTGGATTCCGTCTCGCAGGGTTTGGACCCTAAGAACTCCGTCCATGTCGCCACCACCACCAATCTGAACCTATCCTCCCCTGGCGGCACCATTGACGGTGTGACGATGGTCTCGGGCGACCGGGTGCTGGTGAAGGATCAGACCACAGCCAGCCAGAACGGCATCTATGTCTGGAACGGTGCTGCTTCAGCTATGACGCGTGCTTCGGACGCCGATAGCACGACCAAACTCAACGGTGGCGCGTTCGTCTTTGTGGAAGAAGGTACTGTCGCATCAACTACTGGCTGGGTTCTGCAACAACCGGCTGGCACCTATGTGCTGGGTACCACCGCCCTAGTGTGGTCTCAGTTCTCCGGCGCTGGCCAGATCACAGCGGGAACCGGCCTTACCAAGTCGGGCAATACGATCTCTTTGATCAGTCCGGTCACCACCGCTAACGGCGGTACCGGATTGGCAACTATCGGCACAGCCAATCAGTTTCTGGCTGTCAACTCAGGTGCGACGGCTCTTCAGTACCGTATATTAGCCTCCAGCGATATACCTGACATCTCGGCAACCTATGTGACTTTGTCGGGCGCCCAGACGATCTCGGGGGTCAAGACCTTCTCAGGCACCCCGATCTTTTCCTTGTTGACGGGATATGTCAAAGCCAACGGGGCTAGTGCCCTAACAGCTTCATCAACTGTGCCAGCAGGAGATATCTCTGGTACGCTTGGTGTTAGCAATGGTGGTACTGGTGCTGCAACACTCACCAGCGCCGGTGTTCTTTTAGGCAATGGCACATCAGCCATCCAGGCGACTGCGGCAGGCACCGCCAACCAAGTGTTGCGTGTTCCATCCGGCGGCGGTTCTCCGGCCTTCGGATCAATTAACCTAGCCAGCACCGCAGCTGTTACCGGCACGCTCCCCATCGCTAACGGCGGTACGGGTCAAACCACATTTGCCTCAGGCATCCTGAAGAGCGATGGCACGAACCTGTCCTCCGGTTCTCTGTCGGCGTCGGATATCCCCGATATCTCGGCGACCTATGTCACCGTCAACACCAACCAGACGGTCAACGGGGTCAAGACTTTCGCTAGCGGTTTGATCGCCAGCCAAATCACACCTTCGGTGAACAACTACTTTGCAATTGGCGCCTCGGGCATTCCTGTCCGACAGATGGATCGCTGGATCGGCGTCAACAACTCAAAGAATACCGATCTCTTCCCCTACAACACTTCGACTTCGGTCTCCCCTGTCGATTTGTTCATGGATGGCTCCAGTGTCCGTCTCGGACTTTCAAATGGTGAAACCTGGTACTACGAGGCCAAGGTTCTTGGCACACAAACGGGGGGTGTCTCGGGTACCGTAGGTGATAGCTTTGGCACTCGATTTACTGGAGTGATCAAGCGTTCTTCCGGCGGTACCACTTCTATGGTCGGGTCAACTTCGCAGGATATCGATGCTCGCGACGCCGGAGCGGCGAACTGGGCGACCAGTGTGACCGCCGACACAAGCAACAATGCCCTGAAGATTAGCTGCACGGGCGAGACCAGCAAGACCATTTACTGGCAGTCGAAGGTGTCCATAGTTCGAGTCGGCACTGCGGGCGGTGGTGGTGGCGGTGGTGGCGGCAGCGGTCTGGGCAGCGGCTTGGCTTAATTTGGAGTTTGATAAATGGCAACTAGAGTAATCGCCGCCCAGGACAAGACCTCGTCAGGGGCGGGCGATGATGTCCAGATTAAGGCAGGTAGTGCAAACACCTCCGGTGCGGGCGGCTCCATCATCATTCAGCCTGGTGCCCAGGCCACGAGTGGTGGAAACGGCATAGTGATCGTTCGTCAGCCTAGCGGCACAGCAGGCACGGACGAAATCCAGCTTTCGCACGATGGCAGCAAAGGCTTTCTCATTAACAAAGATGGCACTTTGCAGCTGGGCGGGGCCAATATCGCCATCAGAAATGTGGCAAACAACGCCAACACCACCCTCACGGCCACCACGCTTTATGCAACAGGAATCTATTCAAGCAATGTGATCAATGCTGATGGCGTCACCATCGACTCTTACAGTTGGGGCATCGATAGTAGTAGTCTCAACTGGGGTCAGGACTTCAATTTGCGTGTGGGTTGGTCACACATCAAGGGCTATGCCAACTGCGGAATTGCTTACACCGGCAATAACACCAATGGTCGCAGAGCTACCTTAGAAGTTACCGACGGTAGCACGGGTGGTGGGGCCTGGGCCTACCGGTCGGCCACGACGACTGTCAACACCTCCTACAACGACCTCAATCTGACGGGTCATTCGGCCTTCCAGAGGTTGAACGCAACCGCAGCGACCACAATCACTGGTATCGCCCCCGCCTCCACGGCTGGCGGTGTTGGTGCTCCCACCTGGATTCACACCGACGGTCGCATTTTCTGGCTGTACAATGTCGGCACCTTCAATGTCACTCTGGCGAACGAAAGCGCATCCAGCACGGCGGGCAACCGCGTCACCACCCAGACCGGGGCCAATGTCGTTCTAGGTCCTGGCAGGATGATGCAGATCGTCTATGATGGCACCTCTTCTCGTTGGCGCACCAGCGGCGAAACCTACCCGTATGTTTTCCCCACCGCCGACGGCACCAACGGCCAGGTCCTAACAACCAATGGGAGTGGCGCACTTTCGTGGACGACAGTCTCAAGCAGCGGCGGCACCGTCACGAGTGTCAGCGGCACCGGCACGGTCAATGGGATCACCCTAACTGGCACCGTCACCTCAAGTGGCAGCCTGACTTTGGGCGGTACCCTGTCGGGCGTCAGCTTGGCGACTCAGGTGACTGGCACCTTGCCCATTGCCAACGGCGGCACTGGCACGACCACAGCACAGCTAGCAATTAACGCCCTAGCAGGTGCGGTTACCAGCGGATCGTATCTCAGAGGCAACGGCACTAATGTTGTCATGGCAGCGATTCAGGCAGCTGATGTACCGACGCTGAATCAGAATACGACCGGCACAGCATCAGGCTCGGTAAGCGGAACGGCATCGTATCTGGCGAAGTTTACTGGCACTAATGTGGTTGGCAATTCGCAAATTGTTGACAACGGAACTAGCGTCATCATCAATGGGACGTCGACCAACTCAGCCCAGAAGCTAGTAGTCAAAGATGGCAACCTGTTCTTCGACGCAACAGCCGGTAGCAATAACCCACAAATATGGAGTTGGTTTGATAGTAGCACTTTAACGGTTAAGGCGGGCACAACAGCTGGTTATGTTGCAGGCATAGACTTAGTCTCCGGCACCAGCGGATATCAAGCGTTTTCTACAGCCAGCTCCGAGAAAATGCGGGTCACTTCCGCAGGTAATGTTGGCATCGGCACGGCTTCTCCAAGCGACAAGCTCCATGTCATCGGCAATGTCAGAGCGGGTAATTACACAGGCGGAGGCGGCACATACCTTGCGCTAACTGGGGACTTGCCGAACTACGCTGGTGGGTTGTACCCAACGCTGAAGTCAGATGGCAACATCTATTTTGCAGCCAATGGGTATTACGCAGCTTACCTTGCTCAATCTAGTGCTGGCAATCACTCTTTCATAATAAACGATTCAGCAGT